AACAGTACCATCTTGTTGGAATCCTTGTGATTGGTCATCATACATTCCTAATGCATTATTAACATCAATGCCGGATGTTCCCAAGCCAATGCGTAATGGCGGTGCGTGGTCTAAATCAGCATCTAACCTTACACCAAACATACTTAAACCAGAGTTGGTGTATGTTGACATTTCAGCAGTAGTTATAGCTGATTGAACATATCCAACTGTACCAGTTAATATTGTATCTACACCATTAGAGCCACTAAAAATTGATTGGTTAGGTCCGTAATGACCATAACTTGTATCAAATTGAATTGCTGCGGTTGAACCATCACCACCTTGAGCACCGGTAGCACCAGTGTAACCAGTTGCACCATCAGCACCTTGTGTGCCTTGTGAACCATCATAACCTTGTGCGCCATCTAAACCAGTTACACCAATGTAACCTTGAGCACCATCGTTGCCTTGAGTGCCATCAGCACCAATATCACCTTGTGTTCCTTGAGAACCTGTAGCACCTGGAACTCCAGTGGCACCAGTAAGACCTACTGTACCTTGTTCACCATCAGAACCGGTAGCACCTCGTAAACCATTAGAACCTTGTGTGCCACGTGAACCATTAATACCTTGAGTACCATCGTTACCGGTAACACCAGAAGCACCTTGAACTCCAGGAGCACCATCGATGTTGATAGTTACTGTACCACTACCTGTACCTACAGATTTTGTAGATGTATAATTTATTACTCCTGTACCAGAATCATATGAATTAACTGTTGCTAACGCATAATTGTTTGCATCGAGAGCGATAACAATTTCCATACCAGCAGTAAATGCATATGAATAATCGCCTGTGATTGGATCTGTGTTTAGTTGTAGTGTATCGGTACCAATAAATGTGATATCAATACCAGTAGAAGTAGCAACAAATCTATTGCCATATGAACCTGTAGCACCAATTTCACCTGTAGGGCCGGATGTTCCTGTGTAACCAATTTCTCCATCAGGACCTGTTGCACCAGTTTCGCCTGTAGGTCCTTGGTCACCAGTTTGACCTAATACACCTTGTTCACCAGTTTGTCCTTGAGCACCATCTTGGCCAGTTTGGCCTATGACACCTTGTTCACCTTGAGCACCTGAAGCACCATCTGTACCTACATCACCAGTTACTCCGGAAGCACCGGTAAATCCTGTTGCACCAATAATACCGGTAGCACCTGTATCACCTGTAATACCTTGTGAACCGTCAATACCTGTGGCACCTTGATCGCCCGTATAACCTTGAGCGCCTGTGGCACCGTAAGGACTTTGGCCTGGACCTGAAGCGCCTACCCAATTTCCTTGCGTATCAATAACCGGGAAACCAGAGGCACCTACTGCTAAGCCGTTGCCGGCATTAAACTTTTTATTATTTGTTGTTAGTGACACTTATAATCTCCCGGATTAATTTTTATATTAAGCTAGTACTGCTTCACGCAAGAAGTCGATTGTAGTATTTGTATTTGTTGGAGTAACTTTAACATATACAGTACCAGAATTGTAATCAGCAGATACAGTTATCAAACTAGAAGTTGAATACATTGTGGCATATTCAGTTACAGAAGCATCAACGCCATTATGTGTAACAATAACTTCTGTTGAATGAACATCGCCGCCGTTTGTAGCTTGAATGATATACTTAGCAGTTCTGTAAACAGTAGCGTCATATGAATCGATTGTTTGATTTGCAACAGTTGTTGTGAGTGGATCATTACCTGCTGTCAGACCAGTACCAGTTGCACCGGCAAAACCTGTGGCACCTGAAGCACCTTGGATACCGGTTGCACCTGAAGCACCATCAACACCAGTAGCACCTGTATAACCTGTTGCACCTGTGTAACCAGTTGCACCTGAAGCACCTTGAATACCGGTAGCACCTGTGTAACCAGTTGCACCAGTAAGTCCTGTTGAACCTGAAGCACCTTGAATACCGGTTGCACCGGAAGCACCTTGAACACCAGTAGCACCAGTATAACCAGTTGCACCTGTGTAACCTGTGGCACCTTGAACACCTTGTGCGCCATCTAAGTTAACTGTCCATTGTGTGTATTCACCAGAACCAACTGAAGTTGTTTTAGCAAATACTAATGTTGTACCAGAATAACTTACTACAGTACCTAATTGATAGTTTTCTGGATTAGTGTAAGAAGCAACAACGATTGATTGAGCAGGAGTATATGCAAGTCCAGCATCAACCGTTAATGTGATATTTCCTGTTCCACCAATTGTAAAATCTGAATCTGATGTTGTTGCATAAAGGTCGCCATTTGCGCCCGAAGCACCAACAATACCAGTCGCACCAGTATAACCTGTGGCACCATCAATACCTGTGGCACCCGAAGCACCGTCAATACCAGTAGCACCAGTCAGACCGGTTGCACCATCAATACCGGTTGCACCGGAAGCACCATCAGCACCAGTTGCACCGGAAGCACCATCAATACCGGTTGCACCAGTTTCACCAGTAGCACCTGTATAACCTGTAGCACCATCAACGCCATTATAACCTGTTGCACCAGTTAGACCGGTTGCGCCATCGATACCTGTAGCGCCTGAAGCACCTTGAATACCAGTAGCACCAATTTCACCTTGGGAACCTGTGGCACCACTTGCACCTACAGGACCAGTTGCACCCGTATCGCCTGTATAACCTATGGCACCATCAGCACCAGTTGCACCGGAAGCACCATCAATACCGGTTGCACCAGTTTCACCAGTAGCACCTTGAACACCAGTTGCACCCGTATAACCAGTTGCACCAGAAGCACCTTGATGGCCTGTGGCACCCGAAGCGCCTTGGTCACCTTGTGAACCAGTAGCACCAGTAGGACCAGTAGAACCCGAAGCACCTTGAATACCCGTTGCACCTGAGGCACCATCGGCACCAGTTGCACCGGAAGCACCTTGAACACCAGTAGCACCAGTATAACCAGTTGCACCAATTAAACCAACTGCACCATCAAGGTTTACTGAAAATCCGGTGGTTGGAGTTGCATTTGCGTGTGTAATGTCTGTTACAGATAATACCAAAGCACCACTACCTGAATCGTAAGATGTTACCTTAGCATTTAAATAATTTGTTGCATCAGAAGTTGATGTTACAATAACATCTTGTGCAGGAGTATAAGCAAGTCCTGTGCCAACTGTTAATGATAAAGAACTTCCAATTGTATATGTGTTTAATGTAAGAGTTGATGTTGTATCTTGTGTTGCATAAAGGTCGCCATTTGCACCGGCAGTACCAGTAGCACCAGTTAAACCGATTGCACCAGTAGAACCAGTTGCACCCGAAGCACCATCAATACCGGTTGCACCCGTTTCACCAGTAGCACCTGTATAACCTGTAGCACCATCAACGCCAGTAGCACCCGTAACGCCTGTAGCACCTGTGTAACCTGTTGCACCGTCAGCACCTGTTGCACCACTAGCACCATCAATACCAGTAGCACCGGTTAAACCTGTTGCACCTTTAACACCTGTGGCACCTGAAGCGCCGTTTATACCTGTTGCACCGGTATAACCAGTTGCACCAGAGGCACCATCAACACCGGTTGCACCGACAGAACCTGTGGCACCTGTTGCGCCACCTGGAAGTTGAGCACCTATCCAATTACCGTTTTCGTCAATAACATCTACCGGGCCGGTTGCGCCATTGCCTACGGATAGACCGTTTCTTACTACAAATTTTGAATTATTGGTTGCCACAGTAATATCTCCTTGATGGGTGTTTGTGCTTTAATCTTATTATTTATGAAATATAATGTTTGGTTTACACTTCAATTGTTGTTTTTAAATACTTTAATGTTGTTGAATTATAGATTGGTTGAAATCTTAATTCTACCAATCCTGATCCTGTCCACGATACACGTCCAATCAATAATGTTGGATTGCGTGATGTTGTTGATGTTGCATCATAAATGCCGTCTAATGTATTTACAAATGCAGTTGCTAAAGTTATACTAAATGGATTATTTGAGCTATCATATACAGTTATTGTTGTACCAACAGGAATGGATAATAGTCCCAAAGCAACAGTAGGATTGTTTGTATAGAATCTAAGATTTGTTACTGTCCATACAGATACTCCACCAATATTAATATTTGGTGAAGAATAATCGTTTGTTAATGGTGAATAATATGAACTAAAATTACCAAGTGCATCACCAATAGCCCCATATTCTGTTAGATAAGCATTTGGTTCATCAACTAACAATCTTAATTCTGTTGCTGAGTAATGTAATCCAGAAGTAATTTGCATTTCATATTTTGCACTTCTGTATACTGATGTATCAATTGTGTCAAACACAACTTGATTTGTATTTGATGTTGTGTATACGGTTGCGGCTTGTAAAATTCCTGAAGCACCTTGAATACCAGTAGCACCAGTTTCACCAGTTTCACCGGTTAATCCGGTTGCACCTACACCAGAAGCACCTTGAGTACCGGTGGCACCTGATGCGCCGGTTTGGCCTGTTTGACCTGTGGCGCCCGTTAGTCCTGTTTGGCCGGTAGCTCCTTGAACACCTTGAGTTCCTGTTGCTCCTGGTATTGTTGAATCCGCACCTGTAGCACCAGTATGTCCACTAGCTCCTTGAACGCCAATAGAACCCGTTGCACCAGGTATCGTTGAAGCAGGACCTGTAGCGCCAGTATAACCGGTTGCACCTACACCAGAAGCACCTTGAGTACCGGTGGCACCTGATGCGCCTTCGGTGCCTTGTGAGCCAGTGCTGCCGCTTGGACCGGTTATGTTTCCAACATCAATCCATTCAGTACCACTCCAAACCCATAAATGTCCTGTGTCATCGGTAATGAAGCCATCACTAATTGCATTAGGATAAGAAGGATCTAATTCAGAAGCTGTTGCTACATGACCAACAATTTTAACCGATGTGCCTGCGGGACCTGTAGCACCACTTGCACCCGAAACTCCTGAAATTCCTGAAGCACCAGGAACACCTGAAGCTCCCGTAGCGCCGGCTCGGCCAATTCCATTTCCGTGTCCATTACCTACTTGTACATTTACTGTACCAATTACTTGACCTGGCATTTAAAACCTCGTAACTTGTGGAGAAACAATCATAGTTCCTTCCAGAACTCTTGTGACTGTGTTTGCTGTATCTTGAATAGCTACGTCATAAACATAACGTCCTGCTGCAAGATTTGAAGTAACTGCAGCATCCAATTGTAAAACAATGACACCAACTGTAGGGTCTGGTATCTGTGCATCAAATTCTGCTGCAACGTTTGCTGAATAATAAGATTTTCTTATTTGGCTTTTAGGAGTTATATTAGTTAAATCATAAACAATACCATAAACATCGTCTAATGTAACGGTTGTAACAAATGTTGTACCTTGCTCTAAATAAAGTTCTTGAAATGCAGCTGGCATTTAACTATCCTAATTATTATTCTTATTGTATATTTATGTTGTTACCCATTTGTATTTGGTAATGAGCTAAAAGTAAATGCGCTTTTTGGACTTTTGAATCCTGTCTCCGGAATTTTGGAGCCGGAGACAAAAATTTCAAAATTTTACTTTTTCTTTAATTCGTCAACTTCAGCTTTAAGTTCTTTAATTGCTTCAATTAACAATGGCACTAATTTGTCATATTGAACAGTTAAATAATTTTCACCCGTTTTACTTGTTCCATCATCACCAACGTCAAAAGCAGCTAATTTTACGGCTTCTGGTTGTACTTTTTGAACTTCTTGTGCAGATAAACCAACTTGTGTATCTTTTTCATTATATCCAAAATTTGCCGCCAAATCATTTTGTACATACAAAAATCCATTAAGTTGATTAACTTTGTCCAAAGCACTTTCGATATTACCAATTTTATTTTTTAAACGGTCATCTGAGTAATATGCAGTAATATTATTGTATGAGTATAAAGCGCCACTTGAAGGATTTAAAAACAATAAATCTGTTCCGTATGCATTATTTCCTGAACCCCACAATATTTGATAGTTTGCATTTGTACGATTACTATAATTAATTGCATAACTTCCTGCATAATTGGCATTTTGAATGGTACCTGAACTTGTTAAGTATCCGGCCGGATTACTAGAATTGTAAGGAACATATCCTAAAGCTGTTGATATATTTGATGATGTAATACCACTAATATATCCATTTGGATTTGTAGAATTATAAGGAGTAAATCCAAGGTTTGTTACAGCTGCACCTGAAGCTAATTGAGCAGCGGAAATTGTTCCGGTTAATTGAGAAGTAGGAATACTTGCAGAAATAGATGTAATATTGGTTACTCTACCCGCTGAATCTACGGTTACCTGAGGAATAATATTTGCAGCACCAAAAACACCAGGAGATGCGCCAGAATTTGGATGATTAATTGTTAATGTACTTCCAGAAGCCGTAACTGTTACTAAAGAAGTATTTCCACTTGTAACTGTCAAAGGACCTGGAAGATTTAAGGATCCTGTGCCAGAAGAACCTGCAATCGAAAGTGTTGTTGATATTGAGTTATTCGATATAGAAGTTATTCTACCAAATTGGTCTACACTTATTGTTGGAATCGTTGTTGTGTTTCCATAATAACCAGCCGTTGCTCCAGAAGTTACTGGATTAATTGTTATTGTATTTCCAGAAGCTGCAATTGTGGCAAAAGAAGTTGTATTACTTGAAACTATATTTAAGGGGCCAGGAAGATTTAATGAGCCTGTGCCCGAATTACCAGCAAGATTTAATGATGTTGAAATTGAATTATTGCTTGCTGCGGTTATACGACCAGTAGAATCTACAACAAATGAAGGTATTTGTAAAGAGCTACCGTAACTTCCAGCTGATACACCTGAAGCTGGTAATCGTGAAGAACTTAATGTCCCTACTGTAATATAAGTAGCATTTGCAGCATTAGTATTGGCGCCATTAACAGCAGCTGTTAATGTGTTGGTATTTGATGTAATTTGAGATTGCAATGAAATTACATTTGCATCAACATAAGATTTCATACTGCTATTTGCACTAATAATGCTGTTATTCAATATATTTGCGGCATTTGAAGAAGCTGCTGTCACTTGGCTTGTTGAAATAACAGAATCACTCATCGTTTCTGTTGTCAAAATACGATAATATGTTGAATTATTAACATCTAACATATCCCAATATTTTTGCGGTTCATTCCAACGGATTGAAGCGTTTGCACCATTTCTATAAACATTAAAATAACTAATTTGATTATTACTAGAAGCGCTTAATGTAAATGTATTGGTATTATATACTGTTGTTCCATTAATAATAAAATTTCCACCAACACTCAGTTGGCCGGTTGTTTGTACTGAGCCAAAAAATGCAGCGGATGAATTACCATTGAGTTGAGTATTAACAATTAAATTTGGTATTATAAGTGACGAATTAGCTGTAATGTTATTAGCATAAAGATTGTTTGTGACACTTATTGTTGATGTATTAACTGTTGTATTTGCTTGTAATACATTAACATAAGAAGTTCCAGTAACACTAGATGTTGCAGTATTTACAGATGTATTTGCCTGCAGTGTGTTTGTAATAGTATCATTGGTAATTGTAGCGCCTAAAATATTTGCTCTAGTGCGAACAATTAAATTGTTTGTATTCGATAATCCACCAGCAAAGAAATTATAAGAATTCGTATTGTTTAGAACGGTAGCATTGTTTCCAAATGAAGCATTTTCTGTAACAACGAGTGTGTTTGCCATTGTTACTGCACCAGTTACAGCTAAAGTGTTGGCCATCGTAGTCGAACCAACAACAGACAACGTATTGCCTAAAGCCGTTTGTCCGGTAATTGTTGTATTACCAGATACATTTAAATATCCGCCAATTGTTGTATTATTAGAAACAGCAAGACCAATATTTGGACTTAATGCCAACAAAGGACCACCAATATTAGCTTGGCCGAATGTGGTTATGCTTAAAATAGTATTTTGAAAATATGCTTGTTGGTCAACACGAAGGTTGTTTTGAATATATGCGGAAGATCCTACACCAGTTACTTGTAATTGTCCAGCAATAATGGCATTGTTAGCAACTTGTAAACCCAAAGTTGGGGAATTTAAAAACAATGTTCCTGTAGGCTTAATATAATTATTAGCCGCTAAATCATTGTTTTCTTTGGCCAAATTATTGGTCGTAACTACCCAATCACCAAAGGTATTTGCATAACTTAATAAAGATACTGTATTAGCCATTTGAGCCTTCTAATAATTTTAACAATAATTGTTTAATTTCTTGCATTTCATTTTTAACGTCTGCAATTTCAGACTTTACATTATTTATTTCTTGTTTTTGAGCAGCTGCCGCTTGTCTTTTTTTCAAATAATCATTTAAACCGTTTTGGTCATTGTTGATGAGTGCCATTGAATTGGTATCACGAATCAATGTTGAATTTGGTATTTGGATTAACATATATTACACCATTGTGTTAATATTTGAAGGAAGAGCAAGAGCTCGCATATTAGACAAAAACGGAACAGCTGTATTATCTGTTGTTGTTAATACTATCTTAATTGCAAACTGGCTAAATGTAGAATATGTTTGGCCATTAGTGCTTATATAAGAAACATAACCTTGGTCGGCTCCTCCTGAACCAGGAGCAAAACTATATTCGTGAGTATCTGTTCTTGTTTGTGAGAATAAAGTATCTGAACTATTTGTTTTTGTCATTAACTGCCAATTACCATTTTCAAAAGATTGAGTATCACTTCTATTTAAAATTTTATAATAAACATTGATGTCCGTATTAACAGGACGATAAGCAGTAATATAAACATTTAAGTCACCCGAATCATTTCCAGCATCTAATACAACTTTTTTAGTCACATATTTAGCAATTGCAGGTCCACCAAAAGAAGATGTTTCTCCTGTAATTATTGCAGAAGCTCCTGAACCCGTACCATCAGTAATTGTAATGGTTGGTGTTGTTATGTAACCAGAACCCGATTGAGTGATATAAATTGATTGGATTACATTAGCAACTACATTAGCAGAAGCATACGCTTGTGATCCATTTTTACCGGTTGGTGCTGATAATGTAATTGTTGGTGAATTGGAATAGCTTGTGCCGCCTGACACCAAAGTAATTAAATTATTTGATAGTTCACAATTATTAATATTCCAAGTAACTGTATAAGTCGTTAAACCAGCATCTGACACAATTGGACTAACGGCTGGATCATTTGAACTTAATTGTGTGTATACAGAGAATGAGGTTTCTGAATTGGCATCAAGTATACGTTCACCTTTTCCATCATTTAAATAAATATTATCCGAAGCTGATGTTCCATATTTTCCTGGTGTAATTGTTTGCATTCCTGAAGCAAGACCGGATTGTAAAGTTGCATTATAGGTATAACCAATATTTGTTTTGGTTGGAATAAAATCTGTTGTTGTAATATTAAAAGCATCTACAAAAATATTTGTATTTGAAATAGAATTAATATTTGAAGATACGTTATTTGCATCTAAGTAATAATTAACTGAATCATCAATTAAAGTTCTTTGAGGTAATTTTTTAGGAATTACATATTCAATTGTTGGTGTTACATCAGTATTAAACACACAACGGTCAATTACAAATAATAAAGATTGATTTTGATCTGCATTCCAAGTTTGTGCATTTTGTGAAATAAACAAAGCTCCAACATATGGCGCAGAACCAATTTTAGTAATTGTTGTTGGTGTTATATCGGTTGGAAGATTTTTAACTGAAGAAGGTACAGCAATATCACCATTAGCTGCTGTCCATAAAGTATAAGCACTACTATTTGTTTTAACAATAAATGCATATAATACATTAGGTTGTATATAAACAGGAGCATTAAAATCAAATTCAGTATAAGTATTTGAATCCAAATATTGTGGATTTTCAGAAATATTAATTGAATTTGGAGTTTTTGTTACAATAGAATGATCTAAAGTAACTCCATTTGGATATCCGTTTAATGTTCCAACAATAGATAATGTAATTGGAGAATTATCACTGGCTTTAGTTCTAAAATATAATTTAATTGAATTTAAGAAAATTCCATTTGGATAATTTGCGCCATCAATAATAAATGTTTGTGCAACAGGATCCCAAGGACTTGTTGTTGTAACTACAGATGTTGTTGTTTGTGAATTTGTTTGAGTAAAAGTATTCTTTGCACCTGCAGGTGAAGCACCAAAATCAACTTGTTGTGCTTGGGTTTGCAACCCTTCTGCATAATATGTACTTTCGGCATATGTTGTTGATGAAGTTTGATTACCAGAAGTACCATTGTCAATTCTTAATATTCTTTGTCCTGTATGAAACTTATTTGCTGGTATATTAAATATGCCGTAAAATGATCCATCTTCACTCGAAGAAAATGTTCCAATAGAATACACATCTCCTATAGAAACATTTATTCCTGAAGATAGATATGCAGTTTGAGTTCCAGCATCATAAGAAGAAATGATTGCAAATTGTCCTACTCCTGTACCGGCACAAATGTATATTGTTTGTCCGTTATAACTTTCACCTGAAGCCAACGGCGACAATTTAATTTGTGTAGAGGAGGTTACAGAAATTATTCTTCCACCAAAATGTTTTGTAGAAGAAATTGTTCCTGTTGCAGTTGTTGTTACATAATTTCCAGACAGATCAAATTGAGCATTTTGGAACGTTCCTGTCGCATGATACGATGAGGTCTCACCATCAGCAGCAACATACAATCTTACTTGAGCATTATTAGTATTTGGATAAACATAAACACCAACGACTTTACCAGCCGAAGTGAAATTTGGACTACTATAATATCCAATTACATCATTTTCATTAAAAATACCACTAACATTAATCAATTCGATTACGTTTGTTTTACGAATATAATTATTAACATCAACGTTATCAAAATAAGAATTTAATACGGAATTAAATAATAGTCCTTGAGATTTAACAACAACTTGTTGTGGTCTAATATAAGGTAATACTGAAACATCAGTAATATATCCATTATTTAAAGAATATGTATTACCAATTTTGTCATATGCACCAAGAATATTGTTTTGTGCTTGTGTTGTTACTGTTTGTGTTTGGTGTGTGGCATAACCAACATAACCATAAGGACTTGGATTAATATTATGTCCAACAGTATAACTGGTTGATGATGATGAAGTACCGGAAATAGTTTGCCAATCACCGGCCGACAAAACATTAATTGTTTGTGAATTTGCACGGAATACTTGTAAATTGGGATCAGTAATCAGTAAAGCAGGAGAATAATTTGTATCGACCCAATTATCTACATTTGGAGATAAAGAAAGTATTCCTTCTTTTGTTGACGTTGAAAATGGATTAACATTAACTGTTCTTGATGCAAATTTCTGACTTGCCACATTGGCGGTTCCAGAAATTGGTAAACTAAAATAATTTACATGGCTGTCTGTATTAATTGCATATCCTAAAGCTTCAGATGTTGAGCTTGAAGGTAATCCCATATTGTAAGCCAAAGCTAAAGATTTTAATGGAAAATTTCGTACATTTTGCGTTGCAGTCAATTGACGAGTTCTACGATTAATTGTAGCACTATAATCATTATTAAATGTATCGGCTGTTGCATAACTTGAAAAGTCGTCAACCATAATTCCATTTTTAAAACGATTTAATCCATAAGCATCTGAAATTTGCAAAGATGAAGCACTCTGTTCCAATTGGCTTAATGATGTGTAGTATTCAACATTATTAATTCGTGTTTCGAGCCCAGCAATATCTTGCATTGTGTATCGTTTATGTTTAACTTTAACGATTGACAGGTCTGAAACTTGTCCATTTGGAGCTTCGGTTGGAATATAACCAGTATACGGATTATGTGTTAGTTCCGCAACAACTAAAGAGCCATCCGGTTCTGCTGGAAATATTGGATTAATCGAAGGAGTTCCTTCAATTATTTGAAAACTTTTATCTTTAGTCAACACCAATTTATCTTTACGACCAAGATAATAAGAATAATCACCAACAAATATTGATAAATCGGTTGGTAAATAAACGCCGTGCTTAGCATCTACTGAATTCGTATAACGGAATGTAAATGTTGAATCGGCATTATTTCTTGTTGGCCTAAAGTCTAAACAATCACGTAACGCATAAGTTACGCCATGTTTACTGGTGTATTTTGGAATTTGTTGATAATCTTCAGGTAAAGAAGAAACACCAGTGTGAATATAAGACATCACACTAAAATATCCGTCACCACCAACGTGCTGATAATAATTAACAAATACCAAAAGATTACCGCCTGGTTGTGGTGCACCAGGTTTTAAACTAATAGTTGCATGGTCATAATAATTATCTTTTTGGCCATTATCAAAAATATAATTATTTGTAACATCCGTATAAGAAGCTAAATTTGCAGTTGTTGGAATAATACCATTGGAACGAGTATCTAAAATTTTAACAATGTTCTTAACATCAGACAAATATAAACTTTGTGCGGATCCAGCTGGCACAAGGCCAGCTTTCTGAATATAGATTTGACCTGTTGAAGTTAATGACGAATCATCAACAAAAGTATAAGTATTAACTTGTGTACCAGAAGTATATGCAATGTTTGTATTTGCATTAATTAAATTTTTGCCTTTTAATATATGACCAACATTATCGGCATTCGCAACAAATACCTTAGCAACAATATTTGCAGTAAACGGCAATAAGTCAGATGCAGTAAAAGTGGCGATAGAAGAATCGGTATCAAGAGAAACTGTTCTTTGAACAGTTGTCCAAGGAACAATATCTCCAACTTTAATTAAAGTATTTGATCCAGCATTTGTAACAACAATTGTATAATTTTGTTTAACGATATCAGAAGATAATGTTGAGTTTGGAGCGCCAAAATGTCTAACAATGTCAGTAAAGTCTCCTTCATAATTTAACTGTGCTGATACGCCTCCACCAGAAGCCGTAAAAGAAATGCTTCTGAATAGTTGTTGTGTTGTATATGATGTAGAACTTAATGAAGAAACATATGGACTTCCAATATTAAATAATAATTCTGGAACTGTTGGATTTTCTAAAATTGTGTCGCCTGTTGAAATTCCATTAATTCTGCTTTCTGAATTAATATTGGCTTTAGCTTGAACTGTGGCCGGATAAGAAGTTTTATTTGTTGCAAAAATTGTTTCAATATCTGTAATATCAAAATTTAAAGCAAATATTGATGAAGTATCTGGTGTTACTGTCCAATTTTGATTTACTGTTGCTGTGTGTGTCGACCCGTTATATGCAGTAATTGTTCTAAAATCTCCCGCATCGGTACCAGTATTAATGGAAATATTAACTCCAACATAAGCATTATTTGCTTTTGAAAAATATGTTGGAAATTGAATGGTATTTAAAGTAGCAGAAACAACATTAGCCGTTTGTGTAGCATTTTGCAAATCGGAAACATATGCTTTATACACATACGTATTTGCATCAGTATCGTTGCTATTATGGTCGTACACCAAACCACGAATGTAACCAGAAGAAACCAAAGTAGAACTATATGCAGAAGATGTTGAAGTGTTTACATTGGCGGTATCTACGCAATGCAAATCAATAGTTTGATATGTGGTTGTATCAAAGAAAGATCCATTCGCTCCGTGCACGGTATCAACATAAAAATAAGAACCAAAGTCCATAAAAACTGGATTATTATTTTGTGTTTCTGATGTTCTTGCTCGATTTGTTATAATATCAACACCGGCTTGACTTTCAACACGATATCCGTGAACATAAGCAACGCCTTTACCAATAGACATTGTGTATGTTGATTCATTTGTTAAATTTGCTTTTGGAGTTAATTTAAAATCATTAACAATATAATCACCATTAGTTTCATAATCTCTTTTTGCAAAATAATCATCAATAACATTATAAACAGAACCATCAACCATTTTGGAGATGTTTCCATTTTCAATTCTAACCAATTCAATAAATCCGTCATCATCACCAAAAGTTAATGGTCTGGTTTGTAATTCCAAAGAAATTTTATAACGGTCGGCTCCTGGTGCTTGATAATTTGAAGCTCCAATTGCTGGATCGAGCAAAGTGGGATCATTTACATAATCGTATATGGTTTCAGAAATATTTAAACCAATTCTTTTGCTTGGTATATTTCCGTAAACATCTAAAACAATTGTGTATGGATTAACTTGTACAAAATTTCCTGATGAAATGGTAATTCCATCGGTTCTTTTATAATTTCCTGAAATGTAAAAAACGCCTTGAGCGATTGAAGCAACTGAACTTGATCCTGTTGCATTTAATAAAATTGCTTGAGCCGCTAAATTTGATGAAGAATCATAGATAATATTATTATCGGAAAATTGAATTCCTGTTTTGTATGACACTATCAATGTGTTTGGTTCACCGGTGACAGATGAAGTCGAAACGGCAACAACTTGAGCAATAATTGTTCCGGTTGAATTTTGAACGGTTTTATCTTTAAATCCGGTTACATCATAAGATGAACCCAAATACGTATCTTGTAATTTAATATAATGACAATTTAAATTTACTGTTACTTGGCCGCCGGTTACAGGTGAATTTTGTTTAAAAATATTATCTGCAAATTTGGTTATTTGGTCTTGTAAAATTGTTTGAGATTGAGTAAGTTCTCTTGCCTGTACAGCCGCACCTGGCTTAAACAATATACGATGGTAATTCTTTGTAGGATCAAAGTCATCGTAGTATGGTTTAATGTTAAAATTCAGAGACATTTTATTCCTTTAATTATATCTTAATACAAATTTAAATTGTTCTATTCCGTCAACACTTCTTTCGACACCGGTTCTATTTTCTATATATGCCAAATAACCTGATGGGACAAAATCTGGATAATTAACGCTTAGCAGCGTTCTTGCTGTTTTTGAAACACTTCCAAGGACTGGGTAATTTAATGTTGGAGTTCCTTGTATATTTATTAACTTAACCACATTGCTAGCAGGATCAAAACTAAGAATTGTTGCAGAAAATATTTTGTTTCCACTTGCATCATTTTGATAAGCAATTTCGTCACTAATATATTCTCCAAAACCAGAAGCAACAACTAAATCAGTAGATGCTCCGTAAATATCTCCATTAGCGGTATAAGCGGTACCATCAATATAATTACTTTTCGTAGTAGGATTAAATATCAATCCGATTTGTCTATATGTAATGTCGGTTGGAATATATCCATTTTCATTACCAGTAAATGTTGAGGTAAGCATAACCCGAGAAACGCCTAATTCAGACACAGGGTCAAATGCGTGGCCACCCATAGGAGAAATAGGAGCAATAGCGGAGGCGTTTGTTCCAAGGTCTGATATGATGGTTACGTTAGCTGTTGTATAATTCGTTCCTGCATTGTCTACAACAATATTGGTAATATTACCATCAGAAGTAATGGCATGAGCAGCTGCACCGGTACCATCACCATCGATGGTAATTGTAATAGTTGCATTGGCTTGGTCATATCCACTACCCCCATCCACCACATTAATTACCTCAATATCTCCATATCCAGCAGCTGAAGATATGGGATTGGGAGTATTTGCTCCAACAGGTACAGGAATCCAATTAATATCCATAAATTTGGTTTTTAATCCCAAATCAATTGAATACATATATTTCCATTTATATCCATCGGAACCAATAAAAATATTATTTGTTCCGTATGATCCAGGTTCAAAATAAGGTTCAGCCGTTGAAGGTTCGCCATTATTATTCCATAAACATTTAAAAATTTGTTCGTATTTGTTTTTTACATAAAATTTACGTACAAAAGTTCCATCTAAATTTTCTTCAAACATATTAACATCATCACGATAAAAATCATATGTTGTATTTTCTGTCCAGTCAATTCTTTCTGTTACTGGAGATATATCTGTGGTTTTAACTTGTTTGGCCACAAAGATGCTTTTAAATACTTTTTTAAAATATTTTTGATCTTCCGTTGGAGTCGGAGGAGATGTTTCATTTTCCCAAGGATCAATGTGTGCTAAAAAACAATAAATTGTACTAATAGATTGAGAAATTGGTGGAGGAATAACAGCAACTGGAGCAAAATAAAGTTGTTCAACTTGAGCAACCGATGATGCATGTGTTAAAAGATTAGTATTCATATTTTTATTTTATTAATTTATTAGTCCAAAAATTTTAACGTCTGTTGCATAAACATTTCGTTTAACAGACATTAAAGAATTTATATTATTGGATAATGGTGAATCTAAAGTTAAAATTCCATTATCATAATCAATATCTATTACTGTTTTTATTTCATCATTCTGAATAAATTTAATTTGGTCTTCAACATAAACAATAGAATTTAAAGCGCCAGCGGATCGATATTCTAGTGGTAAAAATGGCTGAACCCAATATGGATATCCGTTATTGTTATAAATTCCATTATTAATAATATTGTAATTACCAGTCAATTCTGATATATTTATGGAGTAATCTCCAGTATTTCCTGTTACAATAGCAACATTTGGTATTGTTAACCAAGTACTATCTTTTAATGTTATTGTATTGTTTGCATCATCAACTGAAACAACTTCTGAAGAAACTTGTTCATCGTTTGTTGTTACAATTGAAAATGTGTTTCCTGGATATACAAAATCACTTAAATTATTAAAATCATTACCATAAATTTGCACGACATTTGCGCTAAGATTTGTCCAATCCGAAGTCATAGTTGCATAAGCATCAATATTTGAAGTATAATAAGCTAATGTATGAGCTTTGTATAATGATATTGAACTATCAACTTTAAATTCGGATTGTGATTTTAATACATATTTTCCAAGAACTTTTAATCCTGTTGGATGTAATAAATCCAATAAAATTTTTCTATATTTTGCAATTTCTTTTTCTACTATAATTTCATAAGTGTAATTATTATAATTTTCACTTTGAAGAACATCAAAAGCGCTTAATTGGCCAGTAGAATCTAAATATTTTCCTTCACTTATAACCAGACCATTCAAAAATTTAGCACCTGCTTCGGCTGTACCGTCACCATATGTTATAACGCCAGAAGAATTATATCTAGAATTTTTATTTATTGTTGTATATTCATTCGACATATTCATTATAATATCTTTAGAATAAACATTAATTGGTAATGAAAAATTTAATATAGAACTATAATTATATACCCTAAGCTTCCAAAGAGATTGTAATGGATCTCCATTGCTCACCAAAGTATCAATTGAATCGACTGTTGCAATATATGACGCACTATTTAAAGAACTTCCTTGGTAAATAATATCGCCTTTGTTTGGTAAATTTCCAACCAATAAATTTGAAACAACAATGTCTTGTACTTTTAAAGAAATATTAGGTGTTGAAATATAATCTTCGCCATAATCAGTAACATTAATATCAATAATTGATCCAACTCGGTCCACAACCACACCAAAATTTGCACCTTGGCCAAGAATTCCAGAAACGTATAAATTTGCACCTGTAGCTTCTGTATTTGCTGAATTTACTGTAAGTGTTGGCAAATTACTTGTTCGATGTCCTAATCCACCTAAAGGATAATGGTGTGGAATATCTGGATTAGGATAAACATATTTAACAGCCAAAATTTGGCCATCAGCATCAACCGAAGTTACGTTTGCATATACTCCATATCCTGAACCGCCAATAATATTGATAGTATCATTTTCAAGATATCCTGTACCACCCGAAGCAATTTGAATAGGTGCTAAAATTCCTAAATTTTTTAAATAACCAATTGAAACACCGTCTTGTGTATTATATGTTGTTTCTGCTGTAACGATTGGTGTTTTCGATATTCCTCCTCCACCATTTTCAACTAAAATTGAAGAAATAGGATAAGTTTGAAAAGATAAAAAAGAAAAAGCGTTGCTTAATGTTGTATTTGCATCTGAAACCATAACATTAGCAAAATTATAATTTGCGGCTCCAATTGAAATTCCTGTATAACTTCCGCCGGCAGTTTTTGAACCAATGCGGTCACTAGGAATAAATGTAACGTTTGCAGTATTTGCTGAACTAGGATCCAAACTTCCAATAATTGCAATGGCACCACTTGCATTTGTAATATTAATAGCGGTATTTTGTGTATATCCAAATCCACCATTTAAAACCGAAATTCTTTGTATAGATCCTGATGTGGTTGTTTTAATTGTTGCTGCAGCTCCGTGGCCGTTATTTGAATTTAAACCACCATAAACAACAACAGGATCTCCAGGCAAATACAACAATCCTCTATTGCTTGGATTAACATTAATTTGAGAAATTTGTCCTACAATTTTTGCTTCTAATGTTTTTCCTTCAAAAAGAATAGGTTGATTATTGGAATCAACCACTCTAATAATTTCTCCGGACTGAAACAATCTTTCAATGTCTGAAATAAAAACTTCAATTTTAGAACCTACAAGTAAAACATTTTCAATTGTAGCAATCGATTTTGTAGTTAAACCAAAAACCCTAAATGATCCATTTTTATTGGTTAATGTTAACCATTTTTTATCAGTTGAATCTAATTTTAAACTCTTTGCAATATACCATTTACCCGAAGAAGCTTTTAATACCGCATCTTTTGTGTAAAAGAAATCAACATCCGAATTATAAAGTAATCTAAAAAGAAATTTATATGATGACGGAGTTCCTTTTGATTGATATAATTGTTTTGCTAACTTAACAACTTTCTGTTTATCAGCCAAAATGTCTTTTGGAAAATAAGAAAGAAAATCATTGTAAAAATAATCTAAAAATTCTTCAGACGTTTTATCTACATCTTTATAATCTAAAAGATTTTTTGTTCTATCGATTACATTATTGTTTTGTTCCAACCATTCATAATAAGCTTGTAAAAATAATACAAATTTGTCGTAAGAGGGGTCATCCCGAATAAATTCAGGAAGTTGTGATGGAATTAATAATGATGTTTTTTGGTCTATCATGACGATTTGGATATTACATTAACAACAATAGAAGTTGAATCGAATGGATCAACCGTAATAATTCTATTATATGATGAAGAAATAATTGAAGTTGTTGGATTTGTTGTAATTGTTAATTGTCCTAATTCATTATTAACATCATATGGATTAAATGCATTTAAAGCAACAATTCCATTAATATAATCAATTGTTCCAATATTTGAATTAAAAATAGTTTTTATTGAAGAGTTATTTGTATTATTATAATAACTTCTTAATGTTCCATATCGTCCAGCTAAATTAACAACGGCTGCACCTAAAGAACCTGTGGTGTCCGATGAATCATTTGTTATAATTGCGATTGCACTGGTATATCCTGTACCTGGAGTATCAACAACAATTTCATTAATTCTTCCGTTAACAATTACGGCATGTGCCGTTGCGCCAGTACCATCACCTTTAATAGTAATTTTTGGTGTGGCAGTATATGAAAATCCAGGATTGATTATTGATAAAGATTCAACAGTATTTGTTGATGATGGAACTTCTTCAAGGTATATACCATCAATAGTGTTTTCTAAATTGGTCGTATCTTTAAATTTTAAAGAAGGTGAACTACTTACACCACTTAATAAAATTCCTTTTTCTAAAGAAGTACCATAATATAAGTTATATGATGTTGTATTTAATAAATTAGGCAAGAATTTTTTCTGCAACTGAATTTTATAATTACTCGAAACAATAGAAGAACTGTAATTTTGAATTGCAGTTAACATATCATAAGCACTAAAAGTTGAATTAAAAGTATTTAAAGAACTATTGGCAAATGATTGAATTGCGGCTTTTACTCCATTTTCAATTTGTTGTGCCGTTTGAGTAGTTTTATTTGGATTGTAAACCACATCTATTGTTAATTTTAAATATGTGTAATCTGGATCAATAATTGTTGGAGTGACAGTTAGTACAGAAATTGGTTTAATTACATCTTCAATAATTTTTTGTTTTTGTGTTGTTGTTAAATTATAACTACCTTGTGGCTTTAATGAAATGAATACTTGACCATATACGGGCGGATCGTTTTCTTCTCCACCCCAAACATTGACGGCATCAAAAGCAATATCTAATTTGTTTTGTTGAATTGCTGTAATGTAATCTTCTTTGGTTACAGCACGACTTTGTGCTGCATAAGATTTAGGTGCTTGAAATTTAACAGAAGTAATACTTTCTCTGTTACCGCCTTGAGTGGCTGAAGTTAATGGATTTAATGTATAATTTGAATAACCAGAAATTGGATCCATCAATACAAAATTGTTTGCTCCAGCGGCCGCAGATCCTTGTGTAACAACATAAGATAATATAACAATGTTGCCATCAGAAAGTTTATTACCTAAAATTCCATCACCAAAATAAACTTGGTAATTATTGTTCAATCCTTCTTGTAGAAAATATACTTTAGAATCATTTTGTAGAGTCAAATAATTTGAGGCCAATGTATAAACTTCACTACTACTGTTTGAAGAAGATTGTTGCACAACAACCGTTAAAGTTGTAGTATCTACATTTTGATCAGGAATTTCAAACGTATAAGATGGATTTGCACCAGAATCTACTGTAAATGAAACTGTTGCAGGAATACCTTGTTTTAAAACCACACTTTCAAACATGGCTGTATTTGCAGAAACGTTAACTGTTTGTGTATCGGCGGAAACAAAATTATAGTTAATTCCATCAATTGCTTCAGACATAAATGTGGTAAATTTAGGTAATGTCAAAGATGCATCTGTAACACCATTCACAGTTAAATTGATTGTTGCTCGTGGAGCAATAGAAGATTTGGGTACATAATCTAATAACTTTGCCTGAGATACCACAGAACCTCGTTGAATAGCAGTATCTAAAAACATTTCATTTGCAACTTGATTCAAATAGTAAGCATTGTATTGTGTGTTGTAGGAAAGAATATCTAAAAGAACAGAAAGTGCAGAACCTTCATAATTATAATCTTTTAATATATCTTGAGATTGTAAAAACGTTTTTAAGTTGGTTTTAATTGTATTAAAATCCAAATCGGTCATTTGAATATTTGAATTAGCGCCTGCCATGTTATCTGTTTCTCTCTAATAGGAGTGTTACGGTAGTTGGTAATGTTGCATTTTCTATATAAAAAGTTAATAAAACACTATAAGCATTATTATCCGGTTGAGGATTTACAGTAATTGTTTTTAAACGAGCTCTAGTTTCATAATTTTCTATTGTTGTTCTTATTTCACGTTCAAGAGCGGCTCCTGTAATAGGAGATACCATTTCAAACAATAAAGTATCAAGATTAGATCCTAAATCGGGATTAAAAGGCCTTTCATAATTTCTGGTTGAAAGTAGATTGCGAATTGACCTAATAACCGACTGCTCATTATAACTAAGAGCAATATCTCCTGTTACGGGTTTTCTTGTAAAAGTAAAATCAATGTCGGAGTATATTTTGCTTAGATTTGCCATTTATTATTTATCTCCATTTTTGAGAACTATGCTTTCCAATACTTCAATTCTTTTTTGTTGCTCTTTAATAATTTCAATAAAAAAGCCAGATAATGCATTATAATTAACAGATTTTTTACCTTCTGAATCTGTACCAACAATTTCTGGAATATACTCTTCAACCTCTTGAGCCACAACTCCATATGATTTAAGGCCTGTACCTGTCCAAATATACTCAACACCTCTTAAATTTTGAAGCTTTGCAAAAGCACTCTGTATCGTTTCAATGTTTGTTTTATATCTATTATCAGATAAAGAATTAAATATAGTTGCAGCTAAAGTGCCTGTAGATGGATTATAGTTTAATTTACTATCAGAAGTATAAATTGCAGATACATTTCCTGTTGTGACATTTGAAAATAATGGATAAACAGTTTGATTTGTTGATGTATCGTTTGTTAATTTAATAGTCGTTTGATTGGTGGATATTGTTAATTCTTGTGGATTAGCAGAATGATTTGTGGTAAGTTGAATTCCTGATCCAGCAATAACATGCAAGGTATCTTCGCCTTGAGCAACCAAACTGGTTTGACCATCCACTTCAATGGTTCTAAATGAACTACCCAAACTTACTTTAACTTCTCCACTACCTAAATCATCTACATGAAATCCCGTATCAGTATCAAATAAGAGTGTACTTATATTGTTGACTTGATTTGTAATTGTTCCGGTTGCACCACCTGTAGCACCACTCACCGAACCAACATTTAAGTTTGTGACGCCAACACCCGTAGCACCAGTAAGTCCTGTAGCTCCAATACCTGAAGCACCTTGAATGCCGGTAGCACCGGTAGCACCAGTATAACCTGTGGCACCAGAAGCACCTTGTACACCCACATTTGTAAACACTTTCCATGTAGTGCCGTCATAAACGGATGTGAGTAGAATTCCACTTATATCAAGAATTAAATCATCAGTAAGACCTTGAATCGTGGATCCGTTACCATTGATTGTTAAATTGTTTGTGCTCCAAGCTTGACCACTATCAGCAAAACTTATACTATATCCCAATGAAGGAGATGCGGGTAATGTAATTGTAAATGAACCACTGGAAGTATCGGCAGCAATAGCATCTTTGTTACCAGCGGTATAATTTGATGTTTTTACTATCCAATTTTGTAAAATACCGGTAGCACCAACAAAACCGGTTAAACCAGAAGCACCTTGTATACCCTGAATTCCGGTAGCACCAGTTAAACCGGTTAAACCAGAAGCACCTTGTATACCCTGAATTCCGGTAGCGCCAGTAAGTCCTGTTGAACCAGAAGCACCTTGAATGCCGGTAGCACCGGTAGCACCAATATAACCTGTGGCACCACTAGCTCCTCGAACCCCGGTGGCACCAGTAAGTCCTGTTGAACCAGAAGCACCTTGAATGCCGGTAGCACCGGTAGCACCAATATAACCTGTGGCACCACTAGCTCCTGGAACCCCGGTGGCACCAGTAAGTCCTGTTGAACCAGAAGCACCTTGTATACCCTGAATTCCGGTAGCACCGGTGTAACCTGTGGCGCCTGTTGCACCAGTAAGTCCGCTTGCTCCAAATATTCCTGTAGAACCTGAAGCACCTTGTACACCACTCGATCCTTGTATTCCTTGAACACCGGTAGCTCCTGTAAGTCCTGTAGATCCGCTAGCGCCTTGTATGCCTTGAATACCAGTAGCACCTGTAAATCCTGTAGCACCAAAATCACCTTGTATACCTTGAACACCGGTAGCGCCAGTAAGTCCTGTCGAACCACTAGCGCCTTGTATACCAGTAGCACCTTGAACTCCTTGTGGTCCTTGAATACCTGTTGCGCCAGTAAGTCCTGTCGAACCACTAGCGCCTTGTATACCAGTAGCACCTTGAACTCCTTGTGGTCCTTGAATACCTGTTGCGCCAGTTGATCCTGTATATCCTGTTGCACCAATAAAGCCGGTTGCGCCAGTTGATCCTGTATATCCTGTTGCACCAATAAAGCCGGTTGCGCC